GGGCTTCGACGCCGGCCTTGAGATCGCCCTCGATCTTCGAAAGCTTGATCTCGAGCTCGCGCGCAACGGCCGCGTTGCCGTCTTTGATCGCCTGCAGACGATCGTCGTTGACCTTCTTGAATTCCTCGAACGCGCGTGCGTTCGCGTCGATAGCGGTCTTGAGTTCGCTCACGGTGGGATACCTCGGTTTTGATTGGGCCTCCGAGGCCGGCCGGCGCTTACTCCTCGCGCGTCGATCGCTCGAGCGTCGCGGTATACGCCTTCAGGGCCTCGATCGTCGCAGCGTCGGCGTTTTCGGCATCCCACCGCGGCGCCGGCTTCCCACCGGCATCGAGCGCTTGACTGCGTGGGCCATAGAGTATCCGGCGTGACTCCGATTTGGAATAGCCGAGCCCGCGGAGCGCGCGCTCGAGCTGCCGCTCGGTATAGCCGTCGGCCGACATCACGGTCTTGATACGGGCCGCGGGGTTGCGCGGGAAGTTCACCGGCGAGATCTCCCAGAGATCGAAGTCCTCGATCACGCGGAGCTCGTCGACGTATTCCTCGCTCTCGACCGTGCCACCGATCGAGAGGCCGTCGAAGGCACCCATCTTGAGGAGCTCGCGCACCTGATTTCCGATCGGCGTGTCGGCCAGCGTGCCGACGAGATAGAGGCCGCGCGAGTCCTCGGACAGCTTCTCCCACACGCCAATCGGCGGCTGGAATTGATCGTGTCCCCAGAGCATGAGCGGCCGCGTGCCGGCCGACTCATGGCGTTTCAGGCTCTCGGTGAAAGAGCCCTGCGCAAACGTCATGCCCGCGAAGACGTTACCGAAGGTCGAGCCGTAGCCCTCAATTTGGCGGGTCTTGAGCCCCGCCGCGTTGATCTCGAGGGGAACTCGGAGCTCCATTTGATCCATTGGGCGGCACCTCGCCGGCGCGTTGCATGTTGGCTGGACGGATATATTCCTCGCCGCCGTCCTTCTCCGCAATCGGGTTTCGGCCATCGGCCTCGCGCCATTCGTTCGCGTTGATGGCGCCGTTCTGCCGCTGGATCTGCAGGCCCTCTTGACGCGACTTGAAGTCGGCACGCTGCACGGCGTCGAGGTTGAAGCGCACGATCACCCCGCTCCGGCGGTCCTCGTCGGTCAGGAGATCGCGCTCCATTGCGGACTCGAACGCCTGCGCGATCGGCATCACGACGTTGATCACGAAATCGGTATCCTGCTGCTCGACGTTGTTGAAGGTCGCGCGCTCGAGGTCGCCGACGAGATGCGGCGGCACACCGAACGCCGCGGCGATCACCGTGCGCTGGTGTTTGCGCGACTCGATAAACTGCGCCTGATCGTTCGGCGTCAGAATCTCCTTCGCCTCGATGCCCTTCGGCATGAAGAAGCCGGAGTGCGCGCGCCGGCCGCCTGAAAGCGACTTGATCGACGCGATGAACGCCTCCTCTTCCTTCTTGTCGACGAACCCCTTGAAGCCCTGCGCGATGTTGAAGAGCAGGAACGGGAACGCGCCATTGCCGAAGAGCGACGCGCCATGCCGCTCAAGCGCGATCTCGTGCGCAATTGCCTCGCGAACATCGAGCACCGGCGAATCGCCTTCGAGAAAATCGCGCGCGGCGCCGCGAACATGGTGCATCCGGTCGGCCGGGATATCGCGCTGCGCGCCGCCGACGAGCGTCGCCCGGTAGCGGGGCGCGAGCGTCTGATCGTCTTGCGTGACCGTCACGGCGCTCGGCCGGATCGGCTGCAGGCCACGCACGGGCCCCGTCGAGCCGCGCGACTTGTAAGCGTAGAAGCGCCCATAGCGCAGGAAAACGCTCGTCGCGTCGAGCCAATAGTTCGTGCGGCTCTGGTACTCATTCGGTGCCGACAAGAGCCGCGCTACCGGATGGTTCGGCAGGAGTTCCTTCTTCTCTCGGCCGCGGCTGTCGAAGGTCTTCTGCATGACTCGCACCGGCGAGACCGAGATGCGCCGCGAGACCGCGGTTACGATCGCATGTACGGTCGGCGACTCCATGCACGTCTCCGGCGTCACCGACACGCCGGAGACGGTGCGAAACGCCGCCTCAAGCCGCGTAATCAGAGTGTCGAGTGAGACGTCGGCGAAGGCGTCGCGCTGCGTCGTGAACGGCCACCATTTCATACGGCTATCAGCCTCCCGCTCACGTATTCCTCGGTGTCGAGCTTGAGCGTATTCAACGCCATCGCGAGCGCCACGATACCATCGATGCGCCCCGTGCTTCGCGCCTTGTTGAGCTTGCGGTTGCCGGCCGGATCAGTATCGGCGACCGCATTCGCTGCGCACATCGTGAGCACCGGGTTCCCGCCGTGGCAAATCCGCTCGTTGAGCAGGTCGGACTCGAGCGCGTCGACCGCCGGGCTCATGTCCTTGTAGCCCTGGCCGTGCGGCACGAGCGGCAGCTCGACGCCGATCCGGTCGAGCGCGGCCTTGAGCACGTCCATTCGGTAGCGGTCAAACGCGATCGACTCGAACCGCACGTCGCGCGCGAGCTCGCCCAGCGCCTCGGCGATCACGTCATAGTCGACCGAGGCGCCCGGCGTCGCGTGTATCAAGCCCTGCCGGGCCCAGACGTCATAGGGCACCCGATCGCGCCGCGCGCGCTCCTCGAGCCCCTTCAGCGGCGCCCAGAAGAGCGAGCGCACGTGCTTTCGCCCCTGCTCGTCGACCGCGACCATCTCAAGCGCCGTCAGGTCGCTCCGCGCCGAGAGGTCGAGCCCGGCCCGCACCGGCACGCGCTCGAAGAGCGCCTCATCGACCGCCCCGCCATTCGCGCCCCAGACGTGCGAGGAGATCAGCGGATTCTCGGTGTTTACGCGCTGGTTCAGCTGGTAGTTGCGATAGCTCGCCTCCTTCGACGGCATGCGCCGCGCCTGCTCGGCCTGGCGCAGCACCTCGGTCTCATTCAGGAAGTCGCCGAGCGCGGGGTTCGCGGCCTCGAGCGCCTCGCGCGAGAACGGGTCGAGATCGATCGGCGCCGTCCACATGAAGAGCTTCGTGCGCGGGTCGTGCGCGGCCTCGGCGTCATCGATCAGGATCGAGAGGAGATCTGCGTCGGTCGGCGCCTGCGTCGAGATCACGATCGACATCGGTTGATCGTGCGCGCCCATCGCATTCTCGACCGCCTCATAGAGCGGCGAGCGCGGCCCCCGCACCTGGCCGAGCTCGTCGTGCACCGCGAAGATCGGGCTCTTGCCGTGCGCCGTCGACGCCTCCGCCGAGAGCGCCTTGTACACCGTCCCGAGCTCCGGCACGTACATCTCTTTGTTCGTGTCGCGGATGCCGACGACGGCGTTCAAATCAGGCGACATGCGCACGATCTTCGCCGCGAGGTCGAAGATCACCGCCGCCTGATCGCGCGACTGCGCCGTTGAGACGAGCTGCGAGTTCTTCTGCGCCTCGGGGCCGACGATGTGCAGCAAGAGCAGGAACGCCGAGAGCGAGGTCTTCGCGTTCTTCTTCGCCATCGTGATGATCGCGGTCCGCGTCGGCGTGTCATAGATGCCGCGCAGGATCTTCTTCTGCCACGGCCGGAGCTTCACCGGCCGGCCGACGAACTTGCCCTCGGGAATCCGGCAGTACGCCTCGATCCAGTCGATATTGCGCTGACCGCGCTTTACTCGCTTTCCCACGGCTTGCGCGCAGCGCCCCCGGCCGCCGGCGCCTCCTTGCTCGTCGCCCGGCCCGCCTTCCGGTCGTCATAGCGGCTTTGCTGCGCGAGCCGCATCTTGGTCGCGAGCGTCGCCATGGTTTTCTGCGCCGAGTTCCGGAGCCGGCAGAAATCACTGTATCGACGCGCAGTCGCGTCGCCGGTGAGCTCCTCGGGCTTGATCTGCCGGATCGCCTCCGCGAGCGTGTCGACCGTCGTGCGCAGCCGCACGTACTCCTTCAGGAGCGGCTCGGTCGCCGCATCGAACCAGTCCGCCGGATACGCGCGCACGATCGCCGCGAACCGCTCGCGCTCGGCCTCCGTCAGATCCTCCGGCGTCGCAATCCGCCGCGCCGCGTCCGGATTGCCGCCGACGATCGCAAGAGTCGATTTCCGTCCGTTCTGTCGCATGTCAATACGTAGTTTCCGAGCTACCGACCGCCGATCCGTTCCTGAAGAATCCCGCTTGCGCCCGCTTCCCGCGCGCGCCCCACTTCACCCGATTCCACGAACGCCAAAGCCGCGGATTAGCGCCAATACAGGGCTGCGCCGGTTTTCACCGAAAAGCCCCCAGCGTGAGACCCACCCCCTCCCCTCGGTCTTCGCGCCGCGAGTCCACATTTGTGGAAAACGCGCGCACCTCACTGATTCCAGTGGTGTATTCGATCGAGGGGTCGGCCGTCCACGCCATGCCCTGCCACCGTCTTCGCGCCGCGCTCCCGGGCCTGCTTCACGCCATCATGGCACGGAGCGCAGAGCGACTGCAGGTTCCCCATATCGAAGAAGAGCGCCTCATTGCCCCGGTGAGGCGTGATGTGATCGGCGACGCGAGCCGCCGTGAAGCGTCCGGCCTGAGCGCAGAGGCGGCAGAGTGGCTCATGTTCCAGCTGCGCAGCGCGTAGTCGCTTCCATGCTGCGGTGTTGTAGAGCCGCTGGTGCTGCGCGCTCACTCGTCGAGGACGACCAGCCGATCGGCCATGCTGAAGTCTTCGCCGTTCGCAGTGATCTCCGCCACGATCTGATAGATCCCAGGAGCGGCGTTCGCGGCGTCGAGCTTGACGCGCGTCACGGTGCCTGAGGTTGAGGGGTTCGTCTGCGTGATGCCGGCCGGCGTGATGGTGTAGGTGGCGCCTGAGATCGACGGCAGCGTGACGTCGGCGGGATTCCTCATCGTCCACACGCACGAGCCGTCGGTCACGGTCTGCCCGGCCACGGTCGGCCAGCGCGGTTCGCTCGAGCGCGTCGTGCCGTCGGTCGTGCACTCCGCGATCAGGCCAATGCCGACCAACGGCCGCGCGTACTGCCCCGACGTGTAGGCCTTGTTCGACTGGCGCTCGGCGACGATCCGCGCGAGCCATTCGAAGTCGAAGAAGTCCGGATCGCTCTTGCGGAGCGGCGACAGCATCTCAGCCGCCGGACGACCACGTCGCCGTGTAGGTGAACTGGATCGAGTCGCCCGCCACGACGTTGATCGCCGAGAACACCGACCGATCGAGCAGCGAGCCGCCGCCGGTCGCCGCCTGCGTGAAGATGCCATGCTCGGTGATCGCGGCCGACGCATCGAACGTGACCGTGCCGACCGAGCGCATCTGATTCGCCGCTGGCTGGCTCTTCGTGCCGGTCGCGCGCGTCGAGTCCGGATTCAACGCCGTCGTCGACTCGGTCACGAGCGCCGTGTCGCCGGCCGCCTCCGCCGTCGTGCCCGTGCCACAGCCGTGGTAATTCCAGTTGTCGATGACGTTGCTGCCGCTGTCCCAATCGTCGACGAGGTATGCGACCGCGGCGTCCGTGATGAGCTTGGTCGAGAGGAGGCCGAGATGCTCGATCGTGCCGTCGGCGCGGTAGACCGTGGCATAGAGGCGGCCGACGCCGATCACGCCGGTCGCATGCGCGAGGCCGCGCCAGAAGCCCTTGAACGCGATCCGCGGCCGGAGCACGAGCTCGAGCCTGAGCGTGCGCAAGCGCGCCGCGAGCGGCGTGCCCGCCGGGAGGCCCTTCACGTAATGCCCATGCCGAGGAATCAGGCGCGGCGTGAGATCGCCGCTGGAGTGGATCTTGCGTGCAACGTTCATTGCGGGCCCTCGCGCGAGCGGAGTGGATTGTGTGCGCGAGTAGGCTAGCGCGATTCGCTATCGCCCGCTATCCCGCCGCGTGCGCTTCGAGCCTCCGACGATGCGCTCGCTTGGAGCCGCGACTGATACGCGCCCCTTGCCCTGCGGCCCGACGTTCTGCGGCTGCACGCCCGACACATGACCGGAACTGCTCACCGCGCCGACGAGCGCGCGATAGATTCGCTTCGCAAGCGAGCCCACCGGAGCGACCGCGCCCGCCACGCCCTTGAGCGTCCGGCGCACGAGCGAGCCGCTCGAGGTGACGCTGCCGCCGAGGTTCTTGTTCGCGGCCCGCACGAGCACGCCGGCACTCGTCACCGTGCCTGTGAGCGCCTTCGTGTAGAAGCCGCCGATCTTGACGCCGACCCCGACGCCGGCCGAGGCGATCGTGCCCGCGAGCGTCTTCAGCGTCCGGCGCAGGAGCGAGCCCGCCGAGCTCACGCTGCCCGTGAGCGCGCGCTGCGTGCGCTTCACGAGCGCCCCGGCCGAGGCCACCGAGCCCGCGCGCATGAGCTGCGCCTGCTTCACGAGCGCGCCGGCGCTCGTCACCGTGCCAGCCAGCACCTTGAGCGCCACCTTCGCACCCGACACGACGCCCGAGCTCGCGACACCGCCTGAGAGCGCGCGCGCCGCGCGCTTCGAGAGCGAGCCCGCCGACGCGATCGAGCCCGCGAGCGCTCGCGCCACGGAGCGACTGAGCGCACCGGCCGAGGCCACCGTGCCAGCGAGACTCCGCGCCGTGCGCTTCGTGAGCGCACCTGCGCTCGTCACGGTGCCCGCGAGCACCTTGATCGAGACCTTCGAGCCGACGAGCGCACCGGCGCTCGCGATGCTGCCGGCGAGCGAGCGCTGCGCGCGCTTCACCAAAGCGCCAGCGCTCGCGACGCTGCCCGTGAGCGCGCGCTGCGCGGTTTTGACCAGCGCACCGGCGCTCGAGATGGCGCCCGCGAGCGCCCGGCGCGGCTGCTTCGTGAGCGCCCCGGCACTCGTCACCGTACCGGCGCGCACCGCGCGCGCCTGCCGGATCAAGGCACCGGCGCTCGCGATCGCGCCCGAGACGCTCTGCGTGTAATTCGTGGCGCCGCCGGCTCGCAGGCGCAGCACGACCCCGGGGCCCCGCACGTTCGTGGTCGTGCCGCCGGCGGTCGCGGTCAGCGTCACCGCGCCCGCGCCCGAGCCGTCGGTCGCATAGGCATAGCAGACGAAGCCGCCGATATCGTTGCCGTTGCCGGAATCGGGTTCGCCGAGCTCCATCGCCGTCGTGAACACGACGCCGGTCTGCGCGAACGCTTGCGCCGAGAACTGCGTCGGCGTCGAGACGTCGGTGGGAATGCACATGGCGCCGAGCAGCACGTCGCCCGCCTGGACCGAGATGCCTGCCGAGGTCGCGATCGACACGCTACCGCCGGAGGTGTCCTTGCCGGTGTCGGCCGCCACGTCCCAGGTCGTCGACGACGCCGGCCACCGGATGAGGACCGCCCATGCGACGTCGTTATCCGAGAGCGTCACGGTCAGCGTGCCGGTCTCGGTGCCGGCCGCCGTCTTCGTGTACTCGTAGATGTTGACGTTGCCGGTGTCGGCGCCGAGCGTCGTCGTGTAGCCGCCCGTGTCCCCATCGTTGGCGCCGGTGCGGGAGCTGTCGAGCGCCCAGCCGCTCGGCGTCGTGGCGCCGCCGCCGTTCGCGGTCGCGGGCTTCTGGCCGACCAGGAGCGTGAGCTTCTCGCCGGCCGTGATGCCCGCCGGATAGGTCGGCGCCACGCTGCCGCCCCCGGCGGTCGAATATGCGATCGTGCCGAAGACTGGCGGGCTCACCTTCGAGATCACCATATCGTCGTCGACGAACGTATCGCCGGCCGACAGATTCGAGATCACATGACCGTTGATCGAGCCCGTGTAAGTCGTGGCCTGATAGCTCGACCACGGCCAGAGATCCCATAGGTTCGTAGTGTTGACGACGGTCAGCGAATCGCGCTCGGCGAGCGCGTCGGTCGACGTCTTCTTGTCGGTCCAATACTTCAGGCGCCCGAATTGCAGATCGCCCGCCTGCCCATCGCCGCCACCGAAGAAGAAGTCGTCATAGGCGATCGCGGCCGCGGTGTTGATCGTCATCGCGAGCGCGCCGTCGATGAAAAAGAGCCCGGTGCCCGACGGCCCATGCGCATAAAAGAACATGTAATTGCGGTTCAGCGTCAGCGGGCCGAACGTGTCGCTGTCGACCGGCGAGCCGCCGGAGTAGGTGACCAGCGTGAGATTGCCGCTCGCATCGTTCAGCAGCGTGACGAAGTCGGCGCCCCCGGTGGCCTCGTACCAGTTTTGCCAGATGACGCCGAACCCCGAGCCCGAGGTGCCGACCTTCCACGAGAAGAAGCGCCACGGAAACTCGAACGAGAACGACGTCGTTTGCGGATGGTTCGTGCCGCCCGTTGCGTAGTGGTCGTTGTTCGTCGAGCCGTCGAACTTGATCGACATCAGTGCCGCCCGCTGTCGCGCTTCGGCGCGTCCGACGTGAGCCTGCGCTTAAGCTTCCCCACGATCGTCACGCGCCCCTCACCCTGCGGCCCGATGTTCTGCGGCAGGATGCCGGAGACGACGCCAAGCGCCGACGCCACGATACCGGCGAGCGCGCGCGCCGTCCGCTTTGCGAGCGTGCCCCCGCTCGTGACCGTGCCGCCGAGCGCGCGCGAGATCCGCCGCGTGAGCGCGCCAGACGAGGCCGCCGTGCCCGTCAGCGCTTTGTTCGTGCGCCGCACGAGCGCGCCCGAGCTCGTGACCGTGCCCGTGAGCGCCTTCGTGAAGAAGCCCCCGATCTTCACGCCGGACAGCGCGCCCGCCGAGGCGATGGCGCCGGCGAGCGCGCGACGTGTCTGCTTGACGAGTGCGCCGGCCGACGTCACGGCACCCGCGAGCGCGTGCGAGGTCTGCCGCGCGAGCGTGCCCGCGCTCGTCACCGTGCCGGCCCGCACGGCGTTCGTGCGCTTCACGAGCGCCCCGGCCGAGGTGACGGTGCCCGCCAAAACCTTGAGCGCGACCTTGCTCGCGGCGAGCGCGCCCGCACTTGCGACGCTGCCGGCCGCCGTCTTCGCTGCCCGCTTGATGAGCGCACCCGCCGACGTGACCGCGCCTGAGAGCGCGCGCGCCGCCTGCTTCAGCGTCGCGCCCGAGCTCGTCACCGTGCCGGCCGCGAGCTTCCGCGCCTGCTTCGAAAGCGCGCCCGCGCTCGTCACCGTGCCATCGACGCTCTGGGTATAGGCGCCGCCGGCCGGCGCGGGCTTGAGCGAGATCGCGACCACGCTCGAGTAATCGAGCGTCGCCTGCGAGGCGCAGGTCTGGCTCGCGCCGGTGGCCGCCTTGTAGGACAGCCGCG